CCTTCAACCCTACCTGCTTCGCTAATTGCTTGTTCACTATTAAAAAAGCTGAACTACTTAGTAAATGTTTCATATTACTTCTATTTCGTGTTGATAATTTTGAAGTGCTAACTTACATAATTCCAACTGATTGTAGAAGTCTTTGTAAGAAACTTTTATATCAGTTCCAAATTTACCTGAAACAATACGGATAGTTGTTTGATGTGTTTTGCTGTCGTGTACTCCTTTTTTCCTTAGATGTTCCTGTAAATTATACAGATCAATAAAGGTTAATTTAGCGTCCTTAATTTCAGCATAAGCGTTATACACTTTAATAAATGTTTCACGATATAAAGGGAATGAAGAATAGTTAGATGAGTGACATCTTTCGTAATGATTCACGCTTGTTCTATCTCTATCCAATACCTTAGCAATTACTTCTCTATGAGTTTTATCTTCTAGTCTTGCAACCATAGCAGCAACCATTCTAGGCACTTGATATTCTATCTTTCTGCTTTTTAAAGCTAGAGAGCCTTTAGGCAACCCCACTAAACTTGTAGTGAGGTTGCAAAGGTTTTTAAAGTTATCTTCTTTATTCATCTTAGAAAGGCATATCTTCTTCTCCATTCTTTATCTTTTCTGAAGATTTGTTACTCTGATTAGTGAAAAAATACCCATCTATATTGTGATAGTATCTTGAATTGTATTCTTTTGAATAAACATTACAAAGAACTGATACTTCCATACCTATTTCTAGCTTGTTCATTTGTTTTAATTTATCACCAAAAGCACTTACACACACTTCATTGTTAAACTCTCCACCTGTATCAATTACGATTGATTGCTTTTTCCATTCTTTACCTGCTTTAGATACTCCTGTTTCTAGCTGTAAAATTGATTTTACTGTTCCTGTTACTTCCATTTTTATTTATTTATTTAATTATTACTCTTTTTAAAATCTTCTGCTTCATCTTCTCCAAATACTCCAAGCTCATAGAACCCTGTTAGCTTCAGTACAGCTCTTGACATAGCTCTTTTCTCAGCCATTTCCATAACATACCAAGTATTTGTATTACCATCTTTAAATCCTGTACCCTTAAGTGCTGAACCAAATGTTTGAATTGATACTTCCATTTTATAATTTGCTGTATCTGATTTATCTTTCTTTGCGTGAGCTTTGACAACACAAAAGTCTTTCTCGCATTTAATGACTTCATAGTCAATTTCTATTTTTTCTATTGCTTGTATTTTATCAATACCACTTCTTGTGATAATTATATAATGTCCTGACTGTTGTTTAAAGACATCATCTTTTGTTAGATTGTACTTAATGTACTTTTCTTTTAGTGCTTCTGTTTTCATATTTTCTACCTATGTTAATTGGCTAGGATTTTTGCCTGTTAATAATTTTGTTAAAAATAATAAATTTAATTTAATTCGTTTATAATTTCTTGTAAATCTTCATCATCTAATTTTTTATCGTATAATTTGTTGTAAGTTTTACTTCCGTATAGTATTTCTTCACCTTGAATATAAACATACATATTACAAACCTTTTCTGAACTTGATAAGTCTGTGAATATTTCTCCGAAATTAGATTTTTCATACTCTTGTATTGTTCTTATTGCTTCAAACGAACCTACATTTTTATCTAGCCATTCTTCAGCTGCTGCATATCCAATAATAAAATAATCAGTATTAAATATTTCGTGATGAACTTCTGATGCTTCAGGGTTTGTTCCTTTAAGGTATTCAAGCCCTTCAATTGTGTAATCTTTTAATTCTTCTATCATTTCTTTTGTATGTATTTAATTAGTTGTTCTTTAATGTATTCTATTTGTTCTTTGTCTATCCACTCTAAAAAGTTAAAAGCGTCAAAACATATTGTTAAATCTTCTCCCATTTCGTCTTTACCTCTTAGGTATAGTTCGTTATCTACACATTGAAAAGTATTTATTTCGTGTAGTCTTTTGTGTGTTTCTTCCATTTTATTTAAGGTTTATTATTACAGGCAAATTGCCATTATTCTTGTAGTGTTTTTTATAGATTGGGTTTAGTTCTAAATCCCAACAGTCTTGCTGTTGCCAACCATAAGTCTTTAGCATTTCACAAAACTTCCTGTAGCATTGTAAAGCAGTTCCTACAACAACAACTGATCGTTTGTTATAGGTTAAGTCATTACCTCCAAGTGTTGTTGCCTGAGCAGGAATGTATTGTGGTTTTAACAGCCAAAGTTCAGCTATTACTTTAGTGTCATCTATTAGCTCACCTGTTATAAAAGAAATCTTTGGTTCGCTGTAATCTACATAAGTAGAAAATTCTAAATAGTTTGCGTCTTGTATAGTCATCTTAGTAGTTTTGAATGTAAAGTAAAGTAGCTAAGATTGACACACCTATTATACATAAGTGAGCAACTAGGTCTAACATCTTATTTCTTCTTCTAGCTTTAGCTTTAGTTAGATTGTATTCGTCATATTGACAAACACCATCTTTGTAAAAGTTATTTCTTTGCACAAATGTTGCATATTCTTGTGAGTTTAGGAAGTAAGTTGCTCCTGTATTCCTGTTTACGATTTTAAAGTTTTCCATTTCTTGATTATTTTAATTATTACTTTTTTAACACAGCAAAGATATAAAAAGAAATTAGTTTCTAACTCAATTATTATCAAAGTTATTAACAATTTAAGTGTTAAGAGTGTATTTACTAGATAAGCAACTTTAAGTGCTGTCTAGTATATTACCATTAAAAAGATGTGAAAGTGCCTTAAAAGGCTAAAGGGGTATGCTTATAAAGGCATTAAAAGGTTGATGGGTAGCTCTCCATTGTTTAGTACAACTGAACATCCGATTGATTGTTTTTTAAAATTCTTAGCGTATGCTGCTGCATAAGTTGTGCTATCCACTCCACAACCTACCTGCATACCAAATACTCTGTATCGTTTTCCACAAAACCATTGCACATAAGCAGAAGTATGAGTATGACCGCAAACGCTAGACATCATATTATTTTTAGCTTTAGTTGCAGCTTGTCCACCTTCTCCATGTTCGTAAAGTACATTGTCATAAGTAATACTCTCAACCCAATTCCAATTTGGAGTTTCTAAAACTTCATTATATGACCTTATCCAAGCAGCAGGAATACCACCTGTCATAGCCTTACGACTAGCCATTCTATCATGGTTACCAATACAAACATCAGCAATAGGGAAGGCTTCATACCATTTAGCAACTTTTTCTATTGTCTTTTCAAGTTCTAAACCTGCTGACATTCCATCAGGATCAGGCTCATGGTAGCTGAAAGCGTGATTATCTAAAATATCTCCAATGAATATTACTTGATTACAATTAAAAGTATGATATTGTTCTATGCAGAAGTCTAAGTAACCATCAAGACAAAAGGGTTCGTGCAAGTCGCCAATGACTAGAACATTTCTAGTCTCGGCTTCTCGCATTTTTTCTAGTGCCACTATTTCGTGTGGCTTTAATCTGTATCTATTACTTGCTTTCTTTTCCAAAGTCTGCAAATGATTGTCCTCCTAGCATTGCTAGTAAACTCCACCAAATTTTTGATACTGCATCTTCATCAGCACCTAACAAGTTTGCAATTAAAGGAACAACAATTGATGAAATTCCTAACCATACTTTCTTAGATGTAAGAAGTTTTGTGATAATGTAATTTTGCATTTTATTTATTTTTAATTATTAAATTAATGTTTTCACCGCCTAAATTAAGTATTTCTTTGACTACTAAGTCCATAGCTAACCGAGAGTTTTCAACAATGTCTTGTTTACGACCATTCCCCACTAGAATACAGCCACTCGTATCTTTAGCTGAATTACCCCTATGAAATAATATCCAATCTCTATTAGGTACATCTTGCACTAATAAGTGTAAGTAATCCCTAGTGGCTGATTCTCTTGGAAGTCTAAGTCTTACTTTATATTGACCTTCAGGAATACAACTAATGTTTCTTTGGTTATTTAAATAAGGGTTTTCTAAAGTATCACAAAACCTTTCTCCATTAATATATAGAGTTCCNATTGTGCTTTTATCAGTAAAGGTATCACGAATGATAAGTAAATTGATTTTACTCAAAATAGGTTTTATAGATTTTAGTTCCTCTAACTTCTTTAACAAATTCATTACGAACTTTAGCAGCTTTCTCATCTTTTTTTTGATACTTAGGATTCTTACTGTTTAGTTTACGCTTCTTCATTTGCAACCTTTAAAGTCGCCATTACACCAACCAAGACAGTAAATCTTTCCTGTTAATTTATATATTAAATTGCAGATTATTTTCTTCATTTTTCAAATTTTACGAATTTATAAATAGTGAACGATATTGCTAGTAAAAGCGATACAAGTGTAAGGATTTCATTACAGTCAGTAATGCTGAATCCAATTGCTGAAGCATTAGCTATTCCTACTTGTAGCGTGTCTTTTAGGTCTGTCATTTGTTTTTTTATTAGGACTTTTATCCAAGTAGGATTTAAGTTTCGTTATGTTAGTTGTTTTTGGCTTGTAGTGTTTCTTCATTATGTTAGGTCAGAAGTTAAGAAATCTTTTAGAGTTAATTTATTACCCTGACCATAAGGTCTTGATAAATTCATTCCTGAAAAATATGCGTCTTTATTCGGTGATATATCTGCACCTGTGTTTGTAGAATATTCAGGGAAGCTAGTTAAATTGTTTGTAATGTAACTAATAAGTCGTTCCGTAAAATATTCAGCAGTATTCCTAACTTCTTCACGCAAAAGTGACGCTTCACTTTCACTTAAAGCCGTTCCTGTTTCTGAGGTCTTAGAATAAATATTGGAATTTTGAACTTTAAATCTTAGCCACGGAATACATTCAAAAAATGCCCATTGCACCAACATATCTCCAATGTACTCATCTACTAAAGTCTTATATGCTCCTGCTAAAGTTCCTGCTGTTATTTCAGCTTCTAATTTTTTGTATAAATCTGTGCCAAGCTTATCCTCACAATGAATTTTCTGTGCAATTTTTACATAAGGGAGTATGAAATTGACATCAACATTTCCATTAATTGCTGTGCTATCCTTTAATTTATCTTCACTTATGAATAATACATACGCCATAATTATCTCTTTTTAATAAATCCGTTATTCTTCA